ATCAACTTTTACGTCAGACTCTTGTATAGAAGGGAAAGAAAACGACTTAGTAGCGTTCCCATCCCCAGTATAATCTATGAATGTTGTTGCCATTATTTGTACATATTGAGGATGTCTGTTGTATCTCTAAGTTTTAAAACTTTGTCAAGTTTTGCATCTCTTTGTTCTTTAATTAGAGCTGCGATTTCTGGGTCAGCCATAATACTTGCCCATGCTTTCTTTCTAGCTGCTTGAAATAGTTGATCTATCTTACCATTATGCCAGTAGTTTCTTGCATCATACTGTGCACGTTTACCATCACGTATATCTTTGTACATTTGTTTCATAGACAGCTGTGCTTTTTTATTTTGTGATAGCTTGTCAAGTTGACGTTCTAGGTTTTGATCTCCTAGTGCTTTCATAAAACGTGATCTAATTGAAGGATGGTCAGTTAGGTTAGTACCGTCTGGTGCATAGTATGTAGATAAACGTAAGTCATAACCACTCTCAAACAAAAACTGTCTACCGGGTGTTACAGCTAGATTTAGCGGTACAGGACTGATTGCATTATATAATCTAGTATAAAAATCGTAAGGCTTGATTGGTTGCCCATTTAGCATATCATACTTTATAGGTAAGTCTTCGCCGGGTAGATACTCAAATATTAAGTTACGGTTACGTATAGACTGGTCAATACCAGACCCAAGTTCACGCATATGAGGTGTAAATAACTTACTCATTTCATTACGTAAACCAGCCAAAGGTATTTGGTTGTTCATTATATTAGCTACAATTCTTTCGGCTTGGCCGGGTCTACCAGCAAACAAGTCAGTAAAAGATTGTAGTCCAGCTAAATATGACTTACTAGATACAGCTTGTGCTATAACTAATGATATTTTTTGTAGCTCTCTTTCTGTCCACTCTTCACCCATAAGTTCACTTGCGTCACCTACGTCAGCGATTGTAGACATTATAAGGTTAAAAGGTTCTATAGAATCATAGCCTACACGTATGCCAGCTAGTTCTATACTTCTTGGTATGTAACCAGCATCTATCCAACCTTGACGTTTTTGTCTGTCAGCAGGGCCGTTACCTGTAAGTTTACCGTTCATCCATGCCTGTATAGCTAGGAATACTACAGCAGAGCCTATTGCTAATCGACCTGTTTGTAATGCCTTTGCATTTGATAACTCTTCTGCACTGTATATACCGTATCTAGCTACCTTATCTAAGTTGTCTGGTGTAGCAAATGCTATATCATTAAACTCTTTTACAAGAAAGTTAAAACCGGGTGTATGTTTACCTGTTAGTTCTAGACCGTTGACACCAGTTCTAGCAAATAGAAAGAATGGTCTAGCTAGAGGTGTAGCAGACATAATGTCGCTAAGACCTTTTGACAAACCTTGTAAAGGTAATGTTAGTGTAACTTCTTTACGTGCAAACTCAGCAGCTTCATTTACAATGTTGCCGTTTGCATCAAACACCTGACTATAAAAATCATCTTGATAAGCTCTCATAAGCTCTGGTGTTATCTCAGGTAACTTAATACCATCACCTTGCATGTCTAAAACTCTACGCATAGCTAGCTCTCTCATCTTAGCACGGCCAAGTAAGAAACCAAACATATCGTCAGTTGCAGCCATTAGTTTAGTAGAGTATGTAAACAAGTTAGTATTATTTATACCACGTAACATGTTAGTAAAAGCAAATGCAGCACGATCGCCTACTGATGCTCTGCCACTTTCTTCAAAGTATTTACGTAGTAGTTCCCAGTTAGCGTCACTCTTATATATTTCTATAAAACGTGTTCTAATTGTAGACATTTCACCAGTCCAGTAAGAGTTTAGTCTAGTAAAGAATAACTCAAATGCTTCTGGTAAAGCCTCATTCATAGCATTAATAGAAGCTAGTGCACCACGTATTGTAGCTGCATCACCGTTAAACGGATAACGCATAGTAGCACCAATAAGCGTAGATAAAGGTCTAAGCATAGTTGCACTAGATGTACCCATAAGTGCTCGCATTGGTGTTTTAGGACTACTTAGAATACTGTGACTCATAGTTTCTTGTAGACTTCTTATAAGAGCACCTGTACGATTTGGTGCAGTAGGATCTAATCTACCACCGTATATTACAGTTCTAGCCCAGTTGTCAAAGTCTTCAACAGAGTTTACAGTCTTCATCATAGAAAACGCTTCAAACAATGCGTTAAGTAACTCATCATCAGGATCATCTTTTGCTATCTTTAGTATAGACATGATAGACTCTTTAGCATCTGCCATCTCTTTCTTAACAGCACCGTCTATAGCTTCTTTTCTAACTCCAGCAGCTAATCCTCTAAACTCGTCAGATAGTACAAGTCTAGTTCTTTTTGTCTGTTCTAAAGCAACAAGCATTGTATCTACAATCTGTTTAGCTGGCCCATCTATGTCATCTACAGACACAAAGTTCATAATCTCTCTACCAGCAATACCTGTATCTCTAAGTTGTTTTAGTAATGAACCTATAACAAGGTCAGCAGCAACTACGTTACGTGCTGTCCAGATTTCTATACCATCTACAACGTTGTTCTCTTTAAATAAAAAGTCAAGATACTCACGTGCTGTCATTTCAGCAGCTTCTCTACCCTTTGTTATCTGTTGTACTGCGTTAACAGCATATCTATATTTATCTGCTAAAGCTTCTCTACTATTTTTTACAGCATTGAGTTCAGCTTGAAACTTATCACTTGTAAATAATCCACGTAAAGTACTTTCAACAACTTCGTCAGATGTACCAGCTTCTAGAGCTATACGCTCACGTTCAGCAGGCGTAGTGACTGACCCCGTAGAGCCATCTTCTGCACCCCATTCTGTACGTGTTCTTTCTAGCTGTACACGTGCGTCTTCTGGGTCTACTTGTGATATGTGAGCACCTTGATGTCTGTCAGCTATAGGTGCATTTTTATTTGCACGAAACTCTTGCTCGCCTTTTCGTAACTCTGCTAGTCCAGCTTCTATAGTCTGATCTTCTATGTTTTGATTACGTGCCTGTATCTTTGCTTGTACATTTTTAGCACCTTTACCGATTAGCATAAATGCACCATCAGCTACAAGTCCTATACCCATACCTTCTACGATGTTTTTAAACTTCATCATAACAGGATGGTCTGTATCTTTAGTAGTCAACGGTGTATCTGCCCAACCATAGTGTTTGGTTAAAGCACCTAGAGCATTGTGTCCATCTGATTCTTTAGATATAAGGTCAGATAAAGCACCAATACCGGCTGCTCTACGTAAACTACCAGCTGTTAACAAGGCTCTTGCACCACCAGCAAGCATTGGTATACCTGTTGCGGCTATACCTTTTGCTGCTAAAACTGTACCTAGAGCCATGCCTGCAAAGTGTACTGTACCACGTGCTAGTTTACCCCACCATGTTTTAGTAATAATAGGGTCTTCGTAACTATTAAATGGTTGCCAGTCAGGTTGATAATAACCTTTTTCTTGCCTTTGTTTCTGCATCTCACCAGAGAGTGCATCTATTGTACGCTCTGGAAATGTGGTAACAGAAGATATAGTATCCTGTGCACCACCGGTTATAATAGATTGCCCTTCTTTAGCAAAAGCTCTTAGACCCCACTTTTCAGCGTTTCTAGGGTCATCTTGTTCTGCAAGTGCCTTTTGCTCTGTTTGATAATCTTCTTCCTTAGCTTCAGCCGTAGCCTGTTGTCTCTTCAGCTCTTGACCAAATTGATTGATGAGCTGTGCAGACTGTTCGACCGCTAAGGGGTCGAGTTCATAGTCTTGATTTTCTGCCATGATTTATTTTAGTTTGTCATCCACAACTGCCTTAGCAACTGCTGGAAGTAAATTATTTAACTGATTCATCGGTGGTATAAAACCAGCTATTTCGACGAATTGTTTAAGATCTGCTGGTGGTATATTTGGCCCTCTTCTAAATGTAGGATTACCGTTTAGTAACTTACCCTTTGCAATCTTAAATCTAAGTCTACCTAGTATCAATGCAGCCTGTGTCTGTTCGTCAAACTTTTGAGATAGATCAAATGGCATAGTCTGCATTTGCATAGTTTCTAGTATACCTTGACCTAGAAAATCATACATACCAAAGTTATCATAACCTCTGTTATAGAGTGCCATAACTTCTCCTAGAGTATGCTCTTTCAAAGGCTTAGATAGTTTTACATACTTACCATTTTTCTGTACAGCATTGTATCCACCATTCTTTCGAGTCTTAGGATTGATAAGTCTTTCTAAGATAAAGTTCATGTTTGCCCCTGTAAAGGCTGCTCTATATACTCTAGATGATGTAGGTAAATGTGTAAGTAACTCAGAATCTTCTACATCTTCATACTCAGATTTAGCCTTTGACGACAATCTGCCTGTAGCTTCTAGCCTCATTCTTGCTAGATCATGTGGATCTAAGTTTTTATACTGTCTTGATGCTAGTACATAATATTCTGGTAAACTACCTATTTTAAAGTCTGACTTAAAATATTCTTCTGCCTGATCTAGAAATGGTTTTTCTCCAGCTATAGGAACATTACTACTTATAATACCGGGCTCTACAACAGACGCAGTTCTAAATGTGTTAATAGCTCTACCAGCTGCATTAGCGGGAGAGTACTCTGGCAACTCATCAAAATCATTGTCCTTCATTTTTGCTAGAACAAAGTCTTCTGCACCACGTTGGGCAACAGCATCTGATGCGTTGTTACCTTTTAGCTCTGCAAACTTTTGTTGAAATGCTTTGTATGCCTGCCTTTCTATTGCAACAAATTTAGGTGTTGTAGCTTTACTTAAGTCACCTTCAAAAGTGTATTTAGCAATATTAGATTTGATAAATTTTTCAGACTGCTTTTTGATCTCTTCTGGTACAGCTGTTATAGTTGCTCTATTTACAGCTTTAAGTGCTCTTTCCTTAAGTGCTGGGTTTACTATTGTAGATACATCCTCACCAGTAACTACACCGCCCTGACTAGCTATATATTCTAGTCTTTCTACTTTTGCAAGCTCATCTTCAAAACCTACAGTGTAAAGAGTTTTTAATTCTTCTGGATAATTAGTATTGTTAAAGTTTGTTCTCCAAGCTTTAGTTACATTTTTTATATAGTTTTCGTCTTTTTCTCCTTCATAGTTTGTTATATACTCAAAGACAAACTTTTTCTTTTCTGCTTGTAATCTTTCCTCTACAGCTTCTGCTTCACCAGCTTCAAACTTAGCTACAGCAGATCTTAGCTTTCTCGCATTGATAGGATCTAGCTTTTCAAATGTAGTAAAGCTGCGATCTTTAGCCTGAAATGGTGTTGTAAGTATGGAGTCAACCTGATCTGGTAATACATAGCCTCCCAGTATGCCGACTTCCATATTATCTGTCCACTCATTCTTCGCCATCTTCATACCAGCTCCGGGTGTAAGCTGATTATAAAATGCAGCTTTCTTTTGTATGTAACCTGTTGGCCCAAATGCACCGCTTAGTGCTGTTGCTGCATTATTTGCTGATTCCCATATGTCTAGCTGCTCTTTTGTTTTTAATGACGCATCAAATGCAGATCGTTGGTTCTGTTCCCATCTTTGCCTTTCAACATTTTGATGTGCAAGTATTTTAGGTAGCAAATGTTTTTTTAAAACCCTTTCACTAATTGTAGGATTGGCGTTCATAGCAGCTCCTATAATCATAGAAGCATTTACATCTAAAAAAGTATTAAGTTGTTCTGGATCTAGTATTTC